AGCCAGTGTCTACATCCATGCCTTCAGCACAAAAGTCCACTGTAAACAAATAGTTGCCATAATGCCATGCTTTATCTTTGCCTAGAAACTTTACGCCTAAATTGCGTAAGCCAATCTTTTCAATGACTGTAAAGCGATAGCCCATACAGTCCCATAATTGTAGTTGATCAATGGGCAGTGTGCCTGTGTGATCCTTACTCCATACATAAGCATGTATAGGTAGTTTGTCATATAACGCACCATAATTGGGCAGTAAACTTTCAATGCGAAATACTTGTCCACGCAGTGCTTTGATACTGATCCATATTGCTGGCTCTAATTCTCCATGTCCCTTTTCAAAATTGTAAAGAAACTCACGTTTGACAAAACATTTAATGGGTGGTAATGCTGAAACTATATAACTCAATGCAAGTCTCCTGGCAAGATTATCTTAGGACGATTTAATTCTTCTTGTAGACTACAAGCGTGACATACAGCGGTTACAGCATCCTCATCATCCAGTTCATAGATAGTATGTGGTGTACCTGCCCATGTTGCGGCTGCTTCAAATGCTTTTGCGTGTTTTTCACACATTATCATTGTGTTTTGTTCTATGGCACAGATAAACATTATAGTGCGTCCTTGAATTTGGCAAGTTCTTCATGCGTTAAGAAACATTCAAAACTACGATCAAATATACTTTGACTTATTATTTGTATGTGCCATACACTTGTGGCTTCTACCCAAGTCTTTTTAATTTTTAATTTATAATCTTCATTATTGATTATATCAAACTCTTCTTTTGGCTTACCCTGTGAGTATACCATAAATTGTCCTTGTCTCATATCTATTCTATTCCTTAGTTCGCTGAAAAAGTCTTTTTCCAAGCGGGTTTATTACTATCATCAAGTTTGACATATCTGTCTCTCTGTGCTGCCATACGCTGTTGTGGACTACGATTGTCCCAAGGTTCAGCAATGCCTTGTAAACAAGCCATTAATGCGTATCTTGCCGAGTCAATACAATCGTCGGGGTCACTGAACCTTCCTCGTTCGTCTACATAATAGTTAGTTGCTTCACTCAAGAAGTTGGTACAATTTTCATTAACCATTAAACTGCCTACCTCCAACATTTGTCGCATTTGATTTATGCCATAACTTTTGTGATTGGTAGTTCTGCCTTGATTGTCAGGAGGATTCATAATGGCTTTTTCATAGACATTGAGTTCATATTGTTCAAATAATTCTCTAATGCTACTACTGCTCATAGTGTATCTGCCACTAGTATTTGCGTCAGCAGGTAAAACAATAGGAGTACCAAACACTTCAGGACGAAGGAGATGATTGATATATTGCGTGGGCACTGCTTCTTCAATGCCCTGCACAATAATCTGTCTATGTAAGAAAGCAGTTTTTTCATATGGGTCCCAATACATTAAACTAATAACTGTTTTGTCGTTGACCAATCCCAAGTCCAATGCTATTACTCTATGTATGTTCGCCATACGAGTAAAATCAATGTCTCCAGATTTGTATGTTGGCCAAACACCAAGTTGAAACACAGCACCTTTACCCATGACGGGTTTACCGGCAATACGTGCTTCACGTTCATGTGGCAGGTAGTCTCGTTCTAATTGTCGTCTTGTTTCTTTAAGTAAGAATGGTTCACCCCAAGGACTATATTCAGGAACATCATCCCAACTCACACGAATATATTCATAGCCTTGTTCTTTATTCCAAAATTTACTTACAAGACCATTAAGACCCTTAAGTGGCGTGAACGAACATAGAACTTTACCCTGTGTGGTAGCAGTTCGCGTAACAATTTCACTGAAAAAGTCGTCGGGTGGTTGTTCATCAAATACTGCTAGGTTAAGTTTAAAACCTTGGAGTTGTCTAACCTCTTGAGTGTAGTTAGCAAATAACAAATAACTATTACTACCACTAACATGCCTAATTTCACAGCCGATATTGTTGGCTCCATCATTACGCATAGTGTCAGCAACAATACAGTCACGCGGTATAGCACCAGTTCCCAAGTTTTCAACAATTTTAACATCCTGTGTTCCCAATAATTCATTTTGTAATACCAATGCTACTTGACTCCAACCCTCACCGGCTACCATAGCAGTAATAGGTGTTGTGAATCTATGTCCTACCCACCAATCCGGATATATACCAGTTAAGTGCATGGCAGTTTCATAACATGTACTAACTGTTTTACCAACTCGGTTGGCTGCTAGTATTCCACGTCGTTCACTGTGCCCAGTGGTAAAGAATTTCTTTTGGTGTTCAAATGGCCTAAAGTATTTAAGTTGATTATACTTCATTTCTTCAGCGACTTCAATGCTAAGACTCATTAACTGTGACTTCAATGGTCCTGGTATTGTTTTAAGTGCGTCAATAGTTAGATTGTGTTCATCCACTGCCCAACGCAATGCTCTGGCCATTAATACATCATTGCCCAGCATTACTGAATCCTGTTGTATGCTAATTTGTCAGCAAGATAATTAGTGAGTATTTCAACTTCTTCTCTGTCTAATACAAAGTGTATTTCTAAATCTGGTTGAGCATCTTGATTAAATCTAAATGTAAGTTCAAACTCGTCAGGGCCTGTCCAAACTCCACCTATATCTATGGCGGATGTTTCATCATGTGTTAGGTTGAACATCTTTTAATTTCTCTTTAATAATGTAAATGCAGTGTATTGCTGAACTTAGTTCGCTGAGTTCTTCACAACTCATTTTCCAAGAATCTGGATTATCAAGTTCAACACCATCACGCTTGTCCAATCCGGCTTGTAAGCGTTCTGTTAACAAACGTAGTATGTGTTCAATTTGTCCTGGAAACTTTTCAGCAAAAGCAACTCTGTGACTGGCATTGATCTTTTGTAAGATTAGTGTGTCACTGACTCGGGCTTGTTCAGTGGCTTTGCGTATTTCAGCATCACGGGCTATCATTTTGTCAAGTCCCATACGTCAGTAACGCCGTCGCCACCTAGACTGATAAACTCTCTGTCAATCCATGTGTCCCATTGGTTACTGGTGTTTACTTTGAAACTTTGCATTAGTCCACGTAGTTTACGTCCCTGTGGTGTTAGTGTGCCATCATTACGCACAATAACTTGTTCGCCTGTTCTTGGATCAACCCATTTGATTATCTCAGGACGTTCACGACCATACTTGTCTAATTTCATACCATGTGGACGTTGTTCAATTGGTCCAACAATTTCATAACTGATTTCACCTGTTTTGTATTTACGAAAGTATACTGAAACTTTCTTGTCCTGCATACGTGCTTCAAAGTCTGTGTGTGGAATAACATTACTGACAAAGATGTTTTGTAGTTGTGTTGGTTCTGGTAAATGGTTATCTCTAGCAGGCACTGGCTTTAAGTCTTCAACTGGCACTAATTCTGTTCTATCAATATATGGATTGTCTCCACCAAGAAACTTTGAATCAACTTCTAATCCATTTAATACATCCATGGCAGTTTGATATTTTAATTTGTTGGCACGACCTTTTAGGTTTAATACTATACCAGTTTCATCAAAGACAAATCGTTCTAGTTCTTTGGCTGTGGGAAAGTCTGTCATTAAACCATCAAGGTCAAAGTCTGCTGAACTAATTGCTTTGGGCGCGATGCCAGCAACTTGATTGGCTACTTCTATAATTTCTTCGGGTGTTACGGGAGCATCGTCCCATGGGCTGGCTACTTCTTGAGTAGCAGGTGGTGATAATTTCTTATTCATTTCTATTCCTTAAATTGTCTATTCAATAAGAAGACTATTGTCTTCTTGTACTACTTATTTAGTATGGACTTGTAGAACCTACAGCACCAGTTCTACTATTCGTAGATCTTGGTTTGGCTCTAGGCTTAACTGGCTTACCGGGCTTGGGTGGCTTAATCATCTTAGGCTCTTTAGCCTTTTCTGGCTTCTTCTTAGACTTGGGTAAATTAAATTTAGTTCCTGTTGACATAATCAATAACCTGAAAAGCCATTACCACTAAACATTGAACCACCCATGCTGGGGTTGGTATTAAACTTAGAACTTTCTAATTCATCATAATCACTGCTCATTGGATTTGGATTACCAAACATTTGTCCTGGCTGCATGCCTGCTGGTCCACCATAATCTACTGTTGGATTCATACCACCAAACATGTCCATTGGTTGTTGCATTGGTTGCATACCGGCCATGCCACTGTAATCAATCATTGGATCCATACCACCAAACATATTCATGCCGCTGTTGTTTATTGGCATTTGTCCTGGATTAGGATTAGGATTAAATGGTTCAGGTGCTGGTTGTGGTGCCATTGGAGTCATCGCACTTTGAAAGGGATTAGGAAGAGGACGCTGAATTGGCATACTCATCTGTGGTGCTAATTTTGGAGTAGGCATTGGTGCTGGTCTTGTAGGACTGGCCATGCGTTGACGATTGACAATACTTCCAATATTGCCTAAACCTCTTGACTTTGGTGATATTGCCATTGTTGTTCCTTACTTTTTAGGACTTTTGTATTTGCTGGGTAACTTACTACCATCAGCAGTGGAGTTCTTTTTAGGACCTGTATTAGTATTACTACTAACACTTTCCAATGAGGGATTAGTTACGCCTGCTTGACCACGTCCACGCATTTCAAGTGCGTCTGTGACCATCTTGGCTAACTTAGACTTCTCACCTGAACTTGCTGTTTTTTCTGCTACATAAGTATCACGC